GCAATGTTTCTTTCAAAATCCTGTGCCATTTCATCTCCTAATTAAGATAAGTATAATTATACCATACTTTTATTCATTTGTCAAGTACTAAAGCGCAATCGCCATAGCCACTGCGAAGCCAGCAGTTGCACCTGTAGATGGTAAGTTAGTTAACTGTGACCCATCTACTGCTGGTAGTCTAGCAGAACCATCTAAGACAATTGCATTGCCAGCAGATGTTCCAGTGTTCAAAACCGCTGCTGTTCCTAGTCCCATTGATGTACGTGCTGTACCTGCAGTCTCTAAGACAAAGTTAGAACCATCGCCTACAATGAAACCACCATCTGTTACTGCTAGTCCAGCTACATCCTGTAGTTGTGCATCTAGTCTCGCATTGGCTACTGTGCCTGTAAGCTGAGATGCGTCAATGCTTTTGTTTGTAAGTGTATCTGTTGTTGCCTTACCCACTAATGTATCTGTAGCTGCAGGTAGTGTTACTGTAACATCTGCAGTAGAAGCTGGTCCTATAAGTGTAACAGCATTGGTGCCGTTATCTGTATCTTCTTTAAACAGTATTGAACCTGCTGCAGATGCGGAACCTGTTAGTATAGGAGCAGTAATGCTTTTATTAGTTAGTGTTTGTGTACCTGTAAGAGTAGCAACCGTAGAATCAATCGCAATGTCATTAGCATTAGCAGTAATGCCTGTACCGCCAACTACGTTTAATGTAGCAGAGCCTGATGTTGCACCGCCTGTTAAGCCAGCACCCGCAACTACTGCTGTAATATCACCAGCACCTAGTCCAGAAACTTCTGCATCAACATATGCTTTAATCGACTGCTGTGTGGCTAACTTAGTAGCACTGTCAGATGCCATATTATCTTCATCTAATACAGCAGTACCACTTACTGCCGTATTCAATACTGCTGACGTAAGTGTTTTATTTGTGAGTGTATCAGTAGTAGCTTTACCTACTAGAGTGTCTGTAGCGGCTGGCAGGGTAACTGTTACATCTGCAGTAGAAGCAGGACCAATAAGTGTAACAGCGTTAGTGCCATTATCTGTATCTTCTTTAAATAAGATAGAGCCAGCAGAAGATGCAGAGCCAGTCAACACTGGTGCAGTAATAGATTTATTTGTAAGTGTTTGTGTACCTGTAAGAGTAGCTACAGTGCTATCTATGGCAAAAGTTACTGCATTACCCGAACCAGATGTGTCAATACCTGTGCCACCTGTAAATGTAAGTGTTTCGCTGTCAAGGTCAATACTAAGCGCACCACCGCTGTCTGCTTGAAAGTCTAAATCTTCTGCGGTAATCTGTGCATCTACATACGCTTTAATAGACTGTTGTGTAGCAAGTTTAGTGGCACTGTTAGATGCCATGTTATCTTCGTCTTTAATACCTGTTACGGTAGCACCGTCACCTGCAATGTTAATACTTGTATTAGCTACAACAGTTGTGCCAGTAATAGCAGCGGCGGTGCTACCACCAATCACTGCACCATCCACTGTACCGCCGTTAATGTCTGCAGTGTCGGCTACAAGGGCATCAATATTTGCTGTGCCATCAATAAATAAGTCTTTCCACTCTGCACTAGAACTACCAATGTCACGAGTACCATCACCATCGGGAATAAGATTAGCACCAAGTGTGCCTGAAACAATCACATTACCTGATAGGGTCATAGTACCAGCAATGTTAGCAGCACCTGCAATATTTAAATCTTTAAATTTTTTAGAACTAGAACCTAAATCAATATCATTATTAGTTGTGGGTTCAATTATACCATCTTTAACTACTAATTGTTCAGTTGATGTGCCAGATACATCAATATTAAATTCTACTTGATTATTAGTGTCATCAACAACAACTTTATTTTTAGGTGTAGCTACACCGGGGTCTCCAATCAAACCAATGACGGGACCTTCAGAGGCTGTGCCATCATGTTTGTGTCCTGATGTATTTACAAATGCGGCTAGTAACTGATTAAACTCATCATTACTGTCAGCCGCAGTGATAATATCACCATCTGCATAACTAGACTGTCTGTTATAACCTGCCATTAATTATCTCCTTGCATCAGCTTGGAACTCTAACTGAAATCCTTTTAATGCATATGGTGCAGATGCACCTCTATCATTAACTCTTAGTGCTACAGCAAAACCACTACCTTCAACAGGTTGTCTAATAAGCGGATTAGTCTGACCACCATATGTACCTGTTCCATATGTTGAAGAACCGTAAACGGCAACTACTGATGCACTGTCAAATGGATATGCCGCTGGTCTTGCTACATTAGGTGCTTCATAATCATACCTAACAAATAAATCTGCGTTTACTGCCGCTTCTGGTGCATAGTTAATAATAACACGCTCAAAAGACTTCCGTATTCCAGCATCCCCCATAGTTAAGTCAGGAGAACGATATTTACCAGTTACAACATTTCCGTCAAAATCATTTCCTTGTTCTTGACGATACACATAACCATCGAAGTCACCGTGTAATATAATACTTTCGCCACTTGCTACAAGGTTATCTGTACAGCTAGGGCGTATACCTCTTATATCTGCAAACTCATACACATTATCTTTTCTTACACAGATAACGCCTGTTGTTGTGGAACGTGGTGTAGCTGAATTAGAAAAGAATATACGATATTGAGTTTTGTCTGGTATAATGACGCTATCAAATTCATCTACATCAGATACGCCTTCAAACCGTTCTTGCACCGCCCTACTAATAGTTCCTAGTTCAACGTCTCCAATTTTTTCTGTACCAGCAACTGTGCGTAATCCATCTGGTCCTAAGAAAATTAAGTCACCTGCAAATTCTTGAATAGTAAATCCATTAAGGCATCCTATTTCTCTTGTCACAGGTTGAAGAACAAAGTCAGCAATTGTATTGCCTACTAATTTAAATATTCTATCTTCACAAAAAATGTATAAAGCATCACGAAACGGAAACAAACCAGTTATAGTACTGTCTACATTAATAGACCCTGCACCGTTAGCCGCAGTAAAATCATTATCGGTATATGGTGCAGTGTACACTAATTCTTGAGGTGTACTAGACATACCAGAAAAAAACAGTGCATTTTTAAATCCCGTTACAAATTTAGGATTAGATGGTGCGCCTGTAGCATTAAGGTCTGTAATTGTAGTGTTATCATATTTAGATGCGTGATTTGCACCATCTGCCCAAACAATAAAATCTGTACCAGCTAAATTATAACGAAAGAATGTGTAACGCCCTGCGCCTGTTCTTCCTGTATCAATAGCTGACCATGCACCACTGCCTGTAGCGGCTTTGTGTACTTTACGCCCACGTGCTGCAATAACACTGCCTTTGAAATAAGCAGACATAAGCACCGCTTCGTTAGCACTTTGGTCTTGCGGAACAATATTACTATTCCATTTTGAATATCCTGAAATACGCCTGTACCCACCTGTAGTAGCAGGTTCAAAGTTTTCCAATTCTAGTGCCATACCCGGTTGCATTGCAAAAGTAGATTGGTCAAGAACCAAGCCACCTTGACAGGCAAACACAAAAGGATTAATTCCAGATTCGTCTGCCATTTATTAAAATCCTGCTACGTTTATACCGTACCTTTGCGAATGAGGTATATAAGTTGAACGAACATAGTCTGTTCTATTTAATAAGATAGACTGCATATGTTTGATACCAGATTCAAACCTAGCAAAATTAATGCCGTACTGTTGTGCCTCGCCTCTGTATTGATAAGAATATGCTGTAGCACCATCTATAATAACTTGTCTATATTGTTCTGGAATAGTTGGTACATCAGTTGCGGCTGTAAGTAAAACTGGTTTGATAAAAAACTCATATTTTAATGTATATGCGGCATCAGGGTAGGGGTATAAACCATAGTTATTATCAGGTGTTCTAAAAACATATATAGGAACACCGCCTACATTTGATGTGCTTTCTTGATTAATAAATCTATCGACATATTCTTTATAGTCTAATACTTTTAAATGATTTCCAGCAACGCCTAATGAATTATCTCTGTCAATTCTAAATGTTTCATAGTCTACATGTTGCGCTGTTGTAGGTATTGTATATCTAGTTTGACTAGCAACTAAAGTTTGTGATTGCGTTGAGTGGCTAAAAGGCCAACCATATTCTCTTTGATTAATGTAATTAATACCATCATTAACAGCGTTTTGACATTGTATTTGAAAGCCTCTTGCCGCAGTAAAATTAGCCGCAGTAAGTGCAACCTCATTCATTCTTGCAATAACTTCGTTTGTCAAACCTAAATAATCGTATGCCATTTTAAATCCTTTTAAGGTAAAGAGGGCGACTTCTGCCGCCCCCTATATTATTTAGGCAAGTGTATCGCGGTCTACTTCATTTGCAGAAGTATCGCCAATTTCACTAACGTCCATCATAACTGCGTAAACACGAATTTTACCAGCAGTGTATGTTGCACCGTCACCTGCAAAAGTTAGGTCTAACGTATCAGCAGTAGCCAAAACAACATCTGCAGAAACAGTTACGCTAGGAGCATAAGCTCCGTCTGCAGCGCCATCAATGTCAAATGCTGTAACGTATTCATCTGCATCTGCTGCACCCAAAGTTGCAGTAGCGTTAGTACCCGTATTCATAGTTGCACTATTTACAACCTGAAAACCTGCAGCAATAATCTTTGTATTAGCAGGAACAGTGATAGCTTGTACCACGTCACCGCCAGTAGAAGAAATTGCTTGCGCAGTCAGGTCAATAGTGTTTTCAACCATATACGGATTACGTCCACGCTGAGAGTTACCAGTAGCAGATTTAAGAGTAGATGTAACTGTAGCCATTTTTCAATCCCCCCTTATACCAAGTTAAACTTAGCGTTCACAAGTGCTTCTGGACGAAGAATCTTGCGACCGTACAAATGCATACCACGAACAATGTCAGCAAAGCTGTCAGGGTCACGATATGTCTCAGTCTTGTTAATCTGCTCTGCAGTAGCTACAGCGGATGAATGTCCACCAACAATTACACCGTAGTTGGATGCGTTAGTACCACCAGTGGTATCTGAACCCGTTCCAATTGAAGGTAAGTTGTTTGAAACATACACTTGGAAACCATGCAAGTTATTAATTACGAGACCATTTTGAAGACCAGAACCACCAAAGTCAGAGTTCAAAAGTTTTGAATCCTCGTCTTTTAGCACTTCCATGAATACTGGGTCAATTACGAGCCAGCGGCCTTGAGTGTCCACATTTTGCTGGTCTAGCTTACGAGCCATACGAGCAATAATCATGGTTGGATTAGCATTACCTGAACCCGGTACTGAAGAAGCACCCGGCAAGCGTGGCTGAATACCAATTGATGAACCACCTGAACCGCCAAAGTCATCAGCTTCCAGTTTCATTGAAGACAGTAGTTCGTCTGTACCTGCAGTTGAAACAGCAACAGAACCATTTACAGTTGTATTAACTGTGTCTGGTGCGCCGTGAATTGCAGACTGTTTGAAACCTGACAAGTAGCCAAGAACGTCTTGGTCAAACTGGTCAGCAAGGCGATACGCAGCACGGTCGCTTGCCAGTGACTGGAAGTTTACGTGTGAGTGTGCCTCTTCAATGTCATCAACCTTAAATGCAAAGTAGTTAGCTTTGTCAATTGTAAGATTGAAGTCTTCGTCATCAAGGTCTTGAGGAGTGATTGTAGTACCACGCTCATATGCCTTAACTGTAATTTCTGGTTCTTTGATGATTTTAACTGAATCGCCCATTGTAGCGATTTCACCAAAGTAATCAGAGTTGGTGATTGCCTCACAAACAGCGGCCTTGCGGAAAGCAAGTTGCACCTGTTTGGAGTAAATTACTGGTGAGAAATTACCATTAGGTAGGTTCCCATAACCAGCAGCGGAAGTAAAAGCCATTTCCATCTCCTGTTATTAGCTTTACAGATGCAAACATTACAATTCTTAGCAGAGGCTGAACAACGTAGGGTGTGTATTCCAGCTAGGTGGCCGCCCAACTGTTCAACAGGCCATGTTTATCAGGTAATCCGAAAGGGTTATTGTTGTTTGCGGATTGTAAGAGTTAGTAGGTAGCTATCCTACTTACACTTATCTGACTATAGTTATACTTATAAATAACTATATGTCAATACTTTTTTTATATTATTTTAACGGGCAGAACCCGAAACGTCATACACAAATTTACCACTACGAATAGCTTCCATTATGTCGTCAGAGTTTTTCTCATACTCTTGTGGCGACATTTTCTGAACGGTAGACTCTTTTAGATATGTTGTTGCCTCATCACTCTGGGGCTTAGAACGACTATTCTTAGCACTGACAGTTTTAGCGGCATCTTTACTATTAGCACTTTCATCTTTCTTTGCAATTCCTTTGTCTGCTTTGTAAAGGTCAATTGCTCTTGCGGCAGAACGTGCATCATTATCATTTTCGTAAAGCGCATCTTGCACCCACTTAGGTTGTTCTTCTGCCCACTGATGAAAATCATCGCTATCACGAATTTCACCAAAGTCAGGATGTATTTGCATTAGTTGTGCTTCAGCCTTTTCTTTGGTTGCATTTATCTGCATTTCATCAATTGCTTTTAGTCTTGCTTCCAAAGCACTTGACTGCTCTGATGCTTTCTTCATTGCAATTGTTTCAACGATAGCCGCTACGTCTGGATATTCTTCTGCCCACTTCTCAATATCCTCATCGGATTTAGGCAGTTTCATTTCTTTTTTAGTAGCTTCAGTGAGTTGATTACGAAGAACTGCAATTTCTTTTTTAAGTTCTTCAGATTGTTGTTGCTGATGCCTACGCAAGTCAGAGTATCGTTTCTTAAAAGTTTTCTCTTCTGCGTTTTCAGGTTCAGCTTCTTCAGGCTCTTCAGTAGCTTCTTCTACTTCGCCTTTCTGTTCTTTAATAAGCTGTTCTAGTTCTTCTTCTTCTATTTTGCGTTTTTCATCGTTACTATATTTACGATTTGCAAATGCAATCTTCTTTTCGGGCTTCATTTCTTCAGCCATAATAGCTTGTTCTGCCATTGTTTGTATTTCCTTGCGTTGGGGCCACCGTAGCCAACCTGTCGGGGTGTGGGGGATGAGTAGCCAACATATTGGGCTTATATTGTTTTAGCAGCTAAACCCTTTTTCTGCTGTTCTTCTGGTAACGGCTTCATAAACTGCCCAAGAGCAGCGTCAAAGTCAGCACCAAATACCTTACCAATAATTCTACGAACATCACTGTTCATAAACTTACGAACTACCTCACGTTCTTCAGCAGTAAGTTCTGAATAGTTATCATAAATTTCTTGAAAATCTAGTTCCATTATACACTCTTTTCGTTATATAGTACAGTGTAATCTTTCTGCCTTACAAAAAGACCAATCACGTAGCAAATAGCTTCGCCTACATTTTTGATTATTTTACCTGCAATAGTAGTCTTTGTATATTTTATTGGGTCTACTATATGTGCAATTTCTTCGGCACGTTTTACTGTAAGATACTCAAAAACACCACAAACAAGTTTATTTCTACGTATTACAGGAACTATAGGAATAGCCCAATAATGGTATCCGCGAACAAGTGTAGTTGGCAAATCACGGGCGGTGTACAACACATCCATGCGATACAAATCGCGTGATAGCTTGCCCTGCTTATATAATTCTGTACAAATAACACGGCTATCTGTAGCGTTATCAGCTTCACGTTGTTCACGCTCTGCCCTCAGTGCAAGACCTTTCGCCGAAGAAGTAGGAGAACCTGAAGATGTTACAGGAGAACCGTCACCGCTACGAACTACATTACCATTACCGTCTGAAACTTCACCCGGACCAGCCTTACGAGAGCCAACATTAGCAGCCCGACCTTCTTTTCTAGCACTAGCAATTTCTGCTTTTTCTGACTTCTGTATCTCAGCAGTTAAATCTCTACTAAATCTGTCACGCGCTGCAAATGCACTGTCATATTTGCCAGCTTTAATATCTCGCTCAAAAGACCTACTGTAACCTGAGTCTGGAGACATTTCTCTTGTAATAGTGTCCTGTACAGAGGGCTGTGAACGGTCTCGTGTCGATGCTCGTGCTGCCGAAGAATCTAAATCTTGAGTTTTTTGAGAAGGTGATTTTCTACTTGCTTCAATAGCGTTTTTAATTTGTGCTGATAAATCGGGTCTTCCTGCCGTAGATTTATCAATTGTTGCTGGTGTAGTTCCCTGTTTTATCATATTTGCCGCAATTTGATAATTTGCTGCCATATCCTCAGTAGCTTCTGGTGTGTATGTAGTCGCTGAGTTAGAACCTAAACCTACTGTTTCTGAATACCCACTTTGACTAATAACACTATCTAAAAAGTTATCTAATTGTCTACCTGTTAATTTTCCCACGCCTATATTTTTTTGAAGGTCTTCTAGTGCGGCCTGAACGCCCGGGTCTATTGCAGCTTCAGATACTGTAGCAGGTTGTGCTGCTTTTGCTTCGTCTGTTACTGCGGCTTGACCTAGTGTTGTTTCAACTTTAGCTGTCTCAACTTTGGAAGGTGGCATACCACCAGCTAATGTGGGTTTACCAATTGCTTCATTAATAGACTGATTACCCGCAATAGTCATTAGACCTGCCATACTAGCAGGACTTAACCCCATAGCTTTAGCAGCCGGAGATATTTTTGCGTCTTCAGCCTTTGTACCGCCACCAAATACACCTGCAATTTCATTTGCTATATTACCAAGCAGTCCACCAGACACACTTTTTCTTTCACCCGTAATAGGGTCAAAAGTATTTCCTTGCCCGTCAGCAATAGTACCATCTGGCATTACATCACCTGCATCATATTTATTCATCAGAGATACACCGGGAATTAAAACACCAGCAAGGTGTTCAAACGCACCTATCTGGTTAGTGTATCCTAATTTTGCAGCGGCATCTTTTCGTTTACTAATATCCGCAAAAGTCTGTCGTTCTTGTTCGCGTTCTTCAGGTGTCATATCGTCACGACCACCGCCATCATCTTTTGCTGGGGTTGTTGAGTAATAGGTGTAGTAACTGTTTCTTCTGGTGGCTTAGTTGTATCTGTAGCGTCAGTCTTCTTCTTAAATCCTTCAGGAACAGGAATAAGAGGATTACCATCCTTGTCTACAGGGATTTGAATTTCCGCACCTGCATCATTTACGTAAGTAACCATAGTCGGAACTACAGCCTCTTCAAACGTAGGTAAGTCACGAGGTTGCATAACTGGTGTAAATTGTTGTGTAGGTGCAGTGTAAGGAGCAGAGGTAGTTGTAGGTAATGGAGTAACTTGAGGTGCGTAGTTTTGAAACTGAGATTGTTGATACTGCATAGGATTTGGAGTAGCCGTAGTTACACCATAGGGCTGTTGTACAGAACCACCTACTTGAAATTCTTGTACCTCATCGTCTTCCAAATCCAAATCATTAATGTCGAAAGGAATACCTTCTGGAATAATGGCTTCATCCGAATTTCCCATTTGTCCCATATCTTCCATTCGTTGTAGACCTATTTTAGCTTCGTCACGCAGAGCCATCATTTTATCTAATCCATGATAGCGTACAACATCTGCTGGCATAACAAATTCACCCTCACTCAATTGAGCAGGAATATCATCACGAACTTCTTCTTTGGTAGAGCCTATTGGTACGTCATTACCCGACACAGGGTCTACTGTGCCACCTTCTTGCATAAGACCCCCTTCGTTGAACCCACGTTCTACTGGCTCAAAAAGTTCCATTTGTTTTGCCGTGTTAGCCATTGATAGCATCCCTTAGTGTTTTAATATTACGAAGCACCGCTATTGCTCCCTGCGCACGATGCATTAAAATTGTACTGTCACCTTGTTCTAATGTACGATGCTGCTGTTCAATAAGCACATCTAAATAATTACTGAAGTGGTCCCACTGGCGGTTGTTGCTGACCAGAGGTTTGAGTTTGCTGAGTAGTTCCTTGTTGTTGCTGTCCATTAGCACTAAATCCTTGTTCACCCGGAACTGGTACTTGCCCTGTTCCTATATTACCACCACCTGCGCCTGTTGGGTCTCCTGCATCTGCACCTGCCATTGGAGGCATTTGTTGTTCTGGTGCAGGTGCTTGGAACTGTTTCATCAGTTCTGCTTGCAGTGCGGCTTCACTCATATTATTGGTTACTTTGTCAGGGTCTAGGTCAAGAGACTTTGCAATCTCGCTGATAATGTATTGAAATTTAGCAAACGGTGCTAGTGCAGGATTACTAGCAATTCCTAAGAACTGCATTAGTCTCTGACTACGAACCTCATTTGCCATAAGACTTTCTGTACCACGTGCTTTAACTTCCAAGTCTCCTTTGATTTCTTTGTCAAAGTCAAACTGCATATTAAAGCGAAAGAAACCTTCTCCCAAAGGTCGCAGCAAGTAATCGTCTACATTTTTAATTACTGTTTTAATGCTACCACTCGCAGCACCCATAAGCATAGAAATTCCAGAAGCAGTACGACCTACACCAGATACTCCTGTTTGCCCGTGAGCAAAGCTAGGCATACCTGTGCTTTCATCTGCAAGCTGTCTTGCTTTATCAAACAACATCATATTTTCTGAAGATACATTTGGAAACTTAGTACCAAAGATAGCTTGACCCGGTGCGCCGCCCTGCCTACGGAATACCTTGCCCGGATATAGAGACAAGTCTTGCCCCGGAACCAAGTTAGTCTCGTCCACTTCAACAATCAAGTTCCCAGACAGTACAGCGTTATCGACTGCCATACGCATGAAACCATTCATTAGCGTCTGTGTATCATCCATGTTCTCTGCAATACCAACACCAAAGAATGAATACGGATTCAATTCATACGGCGCAGCTACATATGGAATTTTGGCAGGTTTAAATGGATTGAGAACCATGCGAATAAGTTTATTATTACACACCCACACGTTTGCCTGTAATTCGTCAAAGTCTTTTAGTTCTTTTGGAATATCAATGCCCTGCTCTTCAAGCAAGTCGGTATCCACCATACCCCAATATTCTAGTACCTCAAAGCGGTCAATGCCATGCTCTGGTGCGTAATCAGATAAGTCATCTTCCCAATACTTTTTAATATAGTTTTCGCCGTTACTAATTACCTCATCAATAACCTGTGAACGAAAATATGGACGCTTTTTCAAGTTACGTAGTTGTGAACGTGACATCTTATGTCGCTGAATTACGTACTGTGCCTCTTCCATGTTATTGGAATCTGGGTCTGGATAGAAGTTCCACACAGATACGTGTTCAACTTGTGGTACTGTTTTGAATAGTGGGTCATACTCACCCTCATCTGTCCAGTTAGGGTATTCTTTATCTGCCGCAAATGGGCCTTTCATAATACCTGTACCAAACAACGCCATCTCAAATGCACTGCTACGTAAATTTTTAGTAGCACCAGACTCCTCAAGCTGGTCATGTATCTTCTTCTGCATCTTCTTAGCCGCAACCATTGCTGGGCTAAATTCAATAGCAGTAGGTGTTTTGCCCGGACCTTCTTTTAGTTTGTCCTGTACGCCTTCTAGTTTATCTTCAAACACACCCAGTTTTTCACCAAGAGTTCTTGATGTCGCACCCGGCTTTAGGTCATTACCATCGCCACGAAAACCATAAGGACTTGATAGTGCAGTTTCACCACGCAGTTGCTCTGGCTCTTTCGGGTCAAAGTGTACGTCCTCTACCACACCTTCTGGAAGTGTTGTAGGCTCTACAGAGAGAGGAAAACGGTTACTAGCAAATAGAACGTCAACAATCTGACCATAAGCAGCTAGTGTTTTTGTTTTTGTAATTTTAATGAATACACGAGATTTTTCAGCTTCAGTAAAGGCAACGTCAGGACCATACAAACCACGATAGTTACGATATGCGCGAAGCCACCGTTCTTCGTCTTGATAACGATAATCTTCTGCCCGCTTGTACCTGTCAATAACAAAGGGAATAATATTTGTTATATCGACATCAGCAGTTGCAGTATCATCGGTATCTTCCAACGCAATTGCTTCGTCTTCAATCATGATGTCATCTTCGTCCATTATACTTCCTTTGCTCCTACAATGGTGCAAGTGAAGTTTACTGACTTCCAATGCCCATCTTCAGGTAGTTCTTCATGTATCAATTTCATTTCAATACATTGTGGTTTTTCGTCAAACCATTGTACTGTTTGTTTAGCACAACTGCTAGTATCGCAAACAGTCAATAGTAATGTCCAAATAATTTCCATTGTTAGTATCCAAAAGTTGAATCGGCTACAGGCATACTGTTTTGAGGTCTACCACGAGCATCATAGTCAAATATACTAAATCGCGGTCTGCTCATTATACCATACCTTAACGCATCATACAAGTGGTCTTCAGCATTTGTATCCACGTCTTCCGGGTTTTTCTTGTCCAGCGGTATGGCGGGT